CAATTAAGCAGTGTATGTGGTTCTAATACACTAACAGTGAGGGGTAATTTAAGAATATGTGATAATTTATTAACTGTTGGGAGCACACAATTACACGATTTGTCTGCTAATTGGATTCAATATTGGAATAATAGTACTTTCTTTAATTGGGGGGTTCATATAATTCCCGAGTCTGGAGTACCTTTTATTTTGGCGATGGATCAATTAATAACAAATAATTTTGTAACAGATAATCATACACATAACCATACACTTACTGATGTAACCGGTTCAGGAAGCGGAACAGGAACATTGGCCTCATTTACAACTGATTCTAATGATGCAGCAACCAGTCTCATAGAAACCGAGTTGGGAGGGGCGGATATACACAAACATGATGTAAAAATACCTCATAATGTACATGGACATGGAATTCCCCCACAATCAACTACGGTAGTAGTTGCAACAACAACTTCGGGAACAACAGAAAATGATACACATCAACACGAAATACAACCCGTAAAATTGCAAAATCTTAAACTTAAATGGGATAATGGTTGGATTTATCCAGGATTTGGTGGATATGCAATGAATACGGGAACGGGTGCTCCCGGATGGTCTGATAGATCCAGTTATCCAACAGATGGATTTTGGCAAAATACATATAAATTTTCTTGGGGAATTTGCATACCAATTCCTTTTGACGGGTGGATTATATGCGATAGCTCTGGTCAACCTTTTGATGATCATCATCATTTTCATATGACTGGGGCTTGTTCTAATACTATATGTGGGACTAGTAACCATTCGCACCATACACACGGGGGTCCAGCATCAAGATTTAGTTGGAATTTAGGAAAATATGATGGTGTCGCACCAGTAGTGTTTAGTTTGGAATTGCAATTTTTTATTGTAAGGTGTAACAATAATAATAATCCCGAAATACCAGAATTAATTGGAAGCGCAGAAATTAATAAAAGATGTGGCTCAGGGAAATGGGGGGTTGTTACAACTCCAGCATCTACAATAAGTGTTAATGCTGGAGATGCTATTGGAATATATATTAGAAAAAATACGGGAAGAATACATTCCCCAGCCACATTTACTCTTGAGGTTCATAGAAAATTTTAACAATATGTTGCTACAAAATTTCTTTCAATATCTTGAAGTGGGTCTATGGGGGCGATCATATTTATATATTTGTTTTCAATTCTACACATTAATAAGCAATTTTTCAAATTTGCACTATAATATAATAAAACATGATTTTTATGATCATTATGGAAAGAAAAAATATTATCTAATATCTTTTTTTCAATATCTTTTATATTTATGTTATGTTTTCCACATTTTTTATAAATTTTCCATGTTTCAATTACTTTAGAATATGAGCTAACTTCAAAAGGTATATAAATAATTTTTTTTGTTGGGGTTTTAATAAGGATTTTAATTTTTTTAAGAAATGATTCCATTATATAAAAATTTAGAATAAAAAATAATATAATGAAAATATATCATGGCATTTACCAGATTTAATTATGACCCTTGTAGAACAGCAAAATTATTACAGGAATCAACCGGACCAGGACGTTATATGTTAAATGTACCCGGACCAGGCTGCAAACCATGTTATTTTGAAGACCCGGAAATTAGATTACAAAAATGGGGGGCGAATTTAAGATATGTGCCCGGTGGAACACCAATTGATATTGATAGTGATTTAATTGGTATTACAAGAAAAAATACAAATGATTGCATTAAACGAGGATACCCAAAAGAAGGTACCGTTTATTCAGAGAAAGTAGATTATTGTACTTTGAAAGCTCCATTTACTAAACAAAGTAGAGTTACACACCCAGCTTGGATGTATAGAGATTTAGAACAATCAAATAGACATCCATTATTTTTGGCTGAGGATTATTTAAGACCAACGGGCGCCCCAAATTTACCTTTTTATAGTTATTTAAATACTAGACTTTTAGAAAAAGATAATTTTGTTGCAAATGTAAGATGTCCGCTTAATTATAACGAATAATATTTATAAGAAAATATATATTTCTTATATATAAATATGGAAATTGCCATACCATTTATAGGATTACTAGGATTATATGTAATGTCAAATAATTCAACAACTAAAAAAAAGAGAGAAGGTTATCGTTCACGAGACCCTGCTCGAAGATTACCAAATATGCATACACCAAGTATTAATTATCCAGTTCAAAAAAAAAATTCTGCAATGAATGATATTAATTATTATGCTGGTGGAAAAAAATCAGGAGCTGATAAGATGTTTGAAAAATTAAGAGTTTTATCTAAAACAGGAGATGTAGTTGAAGCAATAAGTTCTAAAGGGGAATTAAGAGAAGAAAAGAAAAAGGAAACAAGGCAAGATAAATCTTTTTTATCTTTAACTGGCGAAAAAATAGGGGAGAAAGGATTTAGACATAATAATATGCAGCCTTTTTTTGGTTCTACCGTTAAACAGCGAATTGGAGATTATGCGACTGCTGAAACTTTACTCGATAATATGCAAGGTGCGGGAAATACAACGGTTAGTAAAGAAAGTATGGCTCCATTATTTAAACCACAAGCTAAAATGCATTGGGTTAACGGAATGCCCAATATGAATGATTTTATTCAATCTAGAGTGAATCCTTCAAGAAAAGTAAGTGGCGTAAAACCATGGGCCGAAGTTCGGGTTGGACCCGGCTTAAATCAAAAAGAAGGGTTTAAGGGGAGTGGGGGTTTTAATTCGGGGATGGAAGCTAGAGACCGCTGGATATCAAAATCAGTTGACGAATTAAGAATTGCAACCAATCCAAAAGTTACATATGAAGGTGTTATGCTTGGTGGAGGCACTCGCGCGGGATTATGTGAAAGAGGGAAACAGGGTAAGATCGAGAAAAATAGACCAGATACTTTTTATATCAATGGACCAGACCGCTGGTTTACAACAAAAAGTGCAGCGGGAGAATCTAGCACCTCGCGCAGTATTCAACCAGACAGAGCAGTAAATAGACCCGGAACATCGAGAGAATATTTTGGAGCTGGACAAGAAAGCGCACTTGGGGAAATTGTACCCGGGAAATACGAACAACCTAAAAAACCTGTTTATACAAAATCACCCAATCCAGGACCAGCAGACGGACAAGGCGGAACTTGGAAAGCCGGCGGACCAGAAGCAAATAAAGATGATTATGGCAAAAATTCTTATAAAAATAGAATGAATGCTCGCTCACTTACTAATAATGATGAATATTTTGGAGGCGCCGCATCACTCGTTAATGCCATTGTTGCTCCAGTTATGGATATATTACGACCGTCTAGAAAAGAAAATGCTGTGGGAACTTTGCGTCCAACTGGGAATGCTCATTCAACAGTATCAAAAATGCCAGCCTTTGACCCTAATGATACACTTAAAACAACCAACAAAGAAACAACTATTGATAATCCTAATTTTGGAGGGATGCCAACACAAGAGGGGGGAGATGGGTATTTAGCAAATGTTGCTAATGGATATGAAACTGCACCAGGACAAAATCGCGATAGCACCAATTGTGAATATATTTCTAACGCCGGAAGTGCATTAAATGCAAAAGCTAGACTTTACAACGCAGAATATAATATGAGTCTTAATGCCGATAAACAAATTCTTACTCAAGGACGCGCACCAAATGGGAATATGAACTTATATAATCCTTATACCAATGTGAAAATTGATAAATTAGATTCGGACCGTTTTAATGGAAGGGCGACATTTTCCAATAATTCAAGTGTTACAACCATACCATCAAGCGAATTAATGGGAAAAGTTGCGCAACGCGTTCCTTTGGAAATGGGACAAGGATGCGCAAGAAATTCACCTGAAGTTCTTGATGCTTTTAGATGTAATCCATATACACACTCTTTAGCCAGTGCCAGTTAAAATATATATAATTTTTTTTTAAAGATTATATATATATGCCTAGACGGCGAACACGACAGAAAAGACGCAAAACAAGACGCAAAACAAGACGCAAAACAAGAAGACAGACACGACGCAGAAAACAAAGAAAGCGTAGAACGAAAAGAAGACGACGAAAACGGGGCGGTGCTCCCTATGAAGATTTTATTGTTGGGACCGAGGTCAGATTATCCACGGCGGGGGTTATGAGAGTTCTAGAAGGAAATTTTCACCACAATTCTCCTTATAGCAACAACCCTCGCCTTGCTCAATATTTTAATGATCCTACCAGTTGGCGTGGAATTGTAAGATCTTCCACAAATGAGCCACAAGGAAGGTTGCGGTGCTCGGCGGCTGGAACGGTGGTAGTGGATTGGCGTTTCACTATAGACCGAAGCGGGTTGCTTTTAACGAGCACTATTCGGTACGAAGATGCACCAGGTCCCAAACCTTGGGGAGGTGTTTGGGGATACTGTCGAGCCGGGATCGCAGGACCGGTAAGTGATATTGAACCTTTGGGGCGAACTCATGCGCAAATACCGGGTTAAATGGAGGGTCTCTTTTCAAATTTAAAATTCCTACTTATTGGGTTCTGCTTTTTTCAAATAAAATAATCTTCGTAATTCCACAATCTAATGCCATTTGGTGAAATGTTATGATGAAATTTTGAAGGATATGGAGCATTCATTATAGAAAATATTTTTTTTCTAAGTTCTGGTTTATATTTACTTAGAAGTAATCGTTTAAAATCAAAATCTTTATTAAAAAATTCTTTATATTTTCTTTCTAGATAATTGTCATTTATTTCACTATAATCTCGTGTCCATAAAATTGGTAATGTTTTATATTTATTTTTCATAAATGAATTATATTCAATAATTGGTATTCCTTTTGAAATCCACGTCTCGTAATGTCTAAAAACATCAATTCCATTTCCCTCTGGAGAAAATACAAATTTATATTTTCCAATATTTTCAAAATAATCTTTTTTAAAAAAATTTTCCTGTTTATATTTTTTGTTTAAAGTTTCTACAATTGTGCTTCTATTTATTTTTTTATTCCGCCTCCTCCAAGAATCTGTTGTACGAAGTTGAGTATAAAGAACCAACTTTGTATTAATTTTTTCATTATTTGTAAATTTTGTTATATCATTTTTTTTGCTATATTCTTTATAACTTGGATGACACCCAACAGGAAACCAAACATTATCTCTATCATGACCTAAAGGATCAATACATTTATAAATTATATCTCTTGGATTTATTTTATAATTTATCCATTCGGAAAATTTCATTTATATATATAATTATTTTTTTAAAGATTATATATATGCTATCTATCAATTCTAATTTTGAATCAGGAAATATTATTGTTAATTCAATTCAGGATAATCATGCCTATTTAGAAATAAAAAAAGATCCTTACATAAAAAATAAAAAGCAAAATAAATATCAATATTGGTTTTATTTTAAAGCTAACAATGTTCTTAATAAAAAATGCACATTCACAATTCAAAATTTACAAATTATACCCAATACATGGAATAAGAAAAATGATTGGGACGGATTAAATATATGTTATTCATACGATAATAAAAAATGGAAAAGATGTAAA